CTCCTTTCAGAGGGATGGACACTTATTGTAGATTCAGCTCAAGCAATTGCGTTGAACCTCCGCTTCCGCGGGATAGTCTGCACCTCTCTTAAAGAGACGCGCTTTGTGATCCAAATGGACACGACTAACTACGATGGGTGATGGACCGCTACGGAAGTAGTACGGTCTTTCTTTAGCAGCCAGTAGTACTGGACGGCCTACATGGTGTAGGCCTCTGCTTGGTTAATAACCACTAATATACGAACAACACTACAATGAGAACTAGAACACAAGACACAACCCAGAGTTATGTATCAGCGCCAAAAGCGCTGTGCACTATTACTGGGTCACCTACTATCCTGATGGGAACACCGAAACCAAATGACGGTGTCCCTCATCCAGGTAATGGCTCCGTTAAATTCGGAGGCACTAATAGTAGTAGTCAAGTGACTATCGACTACTTTAATCAACTTGATCAATGTAGATCGGATCTCAATCCTGGCACAGTCAGTACTATTACTGACTATCCATCCCGTGCATTGTATAAAAACGTTGAACACTCCAAGGTAACCACGGCCGTAAGGCCGGGTATTATCTCTGAAGATTACACCGTTCCACTATATAAAACACGTAAAAACACTGCATATGAGACCTGGTGGTCTCTAGGCGGTGTGAATACGTGGTATAATGTAGTGCCGAAGCAAGGTCATCTGACCAAAGCTGAGGCAATGCTGGATGAATTAGACCAGGGTAGTGAAGGACATGACCTGTATACTGCCTGGAGTAGAGTTACTCTGGGCACACAACAGGCCGGGTTCAATCTTCCGCAGTTTGCGGGCGAGCTCGGGGAAATGCGGCATCTTGCCGCAAAACCTCTAAAAGAACTCGCACGCATCGGAAGATCGAAGCACAAGCTCCTAGAAATGAAGCTGCTATTGAGACGCCTGAAAAGGCGTTCTCGGAAAGCACCTACACTCAAAGAGTTCGTGCGGTCCCTTGCTACTGCTGACATCACAAATCAATTCGTTGTCAAACCATTTTTGGCTGACATTGAAGCGATGAGTGATTATCAGAGGCATTGGAACCACCAGTCCAAGTATATTAAGGAGGGAGTAACCCTCACTGCGCATGGCACTGCTACCCACAAGGATAGCATCGCTGATGATCCAACTTATGAACGGAGTATAGGCACTTATGATTGCTACCTTGAAAAAGGTGTCGATCTAGAGCGTATTACTACCGCCACAGTTCATTATCAGCTTGGACCGCAATTTGACGGTCCTAGTCGGCTCAAAAGCTTAGGGTTTAATATGCCCTTTACAGTTGCTTATGAGCTGATGCCTTGGAGTTTTGCCATCGATTATTTACTAAATATCGGTGACATTATCTCCGGCATAGAACGGCAGATTAATAACCTGTTCGTTCCTGCTAACATCATTGCCAGCGGGACGTCTGTGAAGACGACTCGACGCGCGCACGTGATTATGCAACCACGATGCCCCTACTTTACTGACCAAGGTCAGTATACTGGGGACTGTGGTGCTGAACGCGTGACTACAACTTATAATCGCACCGCGGGATTAGGCCATTTAGGCTTAGTTCCGAGGCTAGATATTAAGTTGCCTTCAAAGCGCCAGATATTAAATCTGGTGGATATTGGTATCCTTAAAGCTCTGAAATAATCGACGACGTTCTACGTTTCATATTCTTTGAAACGGCGTCCGAGATTGCATATAACAATAACCACAATAAAACAATGACTAATGACACATATACGTTGCTGACTAGCGATCAAATCTTGAATCGCACGTTCAGCATCGACGACAGGACCGATAAAGGTCCCGTATACTCCGCACCATCACCTAACGGTGACGTTGCGGGCCGCCCAACACTTAACCTCCTGCAGACAAAGTCTGCTAAAGGGGTTATGAAGACAGAAGCCAGGATGAAAGTCCCGGTTCTCGATGACAACGGAGTTTACTCCTCTCATCGTACTGTCTACGTTGGCATCCTCCGCTCTGATCTTGATGATCCTGCGGAAGTTGCCCGAGAGCTTGAAGCTCTCAGTGGGGCGTTTACTACGGGCAGCGGGCTCTTCAATGATCTCTCCCACCTCATGGAGGGGGGACGATAATGAAGTTCCTAAAGCGCGTAGATATACGTATATTAGTGCTAACATTGTTGGCCTCCGTTATCGGAGTTCCACCACTTGTTATGCACGGCCTTATTCAGAGTGAGCAGGCACCGGAGAAATCCGGTTCCTGCACTTATCCGAAGGCCATCACTGTAGATGAGGATGGGGTTTCCCCCGATGAAGGCCGTGACGGCCTCCATCTCCTCCCTATTAAGTAATGTGTACATCATAAAATGTCACTGTTTAGTTGCGGTTTGTTGTATGCAACTGGAAACACGCTAACCATATCCAAAATATATGAATAAAGCTAGTTATAACCGCCTAGCATCCCTCTGGGATGCTCTCACTAAACATACTAAACTCTGTCAGTACGTTACGGAGCACGATCGTTCGTGTTTCCAAAGACGTCTTGATGGTGAAGGCTTAGTCTTCTTAACAACTATACTACCTGTTCTCGGTAAAGATCTAGAGGCCGCTTTTAATAGCGGTCGCTATGTTAATACCTCCAGGTTTAAGTGTAGAAAAGACTCTGCCTACCCGCTCTTTTTGAGTGGTGCTAGCTCAAGGATCTTCCGATCCGATGGCCAGCTCCGCGACGATATAGACGCGGGTGCCGTGCTTTGTATTCGTCAGCTTACGCTGATGTTCTACAAACTCAAGCTCGGCTTCACGCCAGAACAAGAGGAGAAAGTTCTCGAGCAATTTATTGCGACGGATCGTTCTCTCCCTAAATTGGGTGCTATGCGCCGTGAGGTCAATATTGACCCCACGGTTTGCGTAGCAAACTCTAACATGTTAGCAACTGCTCGAAGAGCAGTTCATGGTTTACTCCGGGGTTGTTCACCTCGGAATATTAAACCTAAACATGGTTCTGGTAGCAGTGCTTGTGGAATAAAACCCCATGAGCGCTATGGGACTTGTAGGTTTATTCCTCGTCTTGACGAGGTATATTCCTACGATGACCATTTCTTCTTCAACCGCAACCACCTAGACCTTAACGGTCTTCGATGGTGGATGTGTCGTGAAGAAGTGGAGCCACCGGCGCGAGTCGTGTTTGTTGAAAAGGATTCTCGGGGCCCTCGATTAATTTCGATGGAACCCAGGGAACTCATGTATATACAACAAGGACTTATGTCCAAGTTGTATAGTCATGTCAAGAAACACAGAGCAATTGCCTCGCAACTGGACTTTACTGACCAGTTACGAAACAGAAATGGAGCCCAAAAGGCTTCATTAACGCAGGACGTGGTATCGCTCGACCTCTCAGAGGCGAGCGACCGCGTATCCTGGGAACTAGTTGAACACTTGTTCCCTGCCGATTGGGTGGCTGCTTTACGCGCCACGCGATCGCTATCCACGATGCTTCCTGACGATAGACGTGTTGTCTTTCGAAAGTTTGCACCAATGGGTAGTGCGTTATGCTTCCCTGTGGAAGCTATCTGTTTTTGGGCGTTAGCTCACGCGGCCGTGCCTGATGGTGGTGCTTTTTTGGAGCGCACCTTACAGGACGACCTATCGCTCGACGATTACACCTTAAGTGTTTTCGGCGACGATATCCTCTGCGAGTCCGAATTCGCACAAAATACTATCGAATGTCTCGAATCGGTTGGCCTTTTGGTCAACCGAGGAAAGTCATTCACACAGGGTCCCTTTCGGGAATCCTGCGGCGGCGACTACCTTTCGGGGGTCGACGTCGGTATTGTGCGTGCACGGCACCTTCCGGTGCCTGGACAGACAGGGAGCGAAGCCGCGTTCCGTACCGTTGATCTAATCAATAATTTGATTCAACGATATGGATACGGCACGTTCGGGGAGACCATAACAGTTCTCGTTAGAGACTGGTACGGTAACATCCCAACGGATTGTAACTGGGAGCTCGTCACACCTAACGGTGAGACCCTCACAGCTGACAACCCGCAAGCCTGGCTCCTTTCGGAGCTAGGTGTTGCTGAGTTTGTAAAACCGCATGGCGGTCTTACTATCCTGGCAAACGTAACGGACGTACCTTGGGAAGTCCCCTCTAGGTGGAACGCAAATCTTCAGAGATTTGAATTCCGCCTTCACGAGGAGGCCCCCGTCGAGTTTAAACTCGACGGTACCGACTGGAGTCACTTACTGCGTAACACCCTAACAAGGGGTGTTGATGCCTTTACAGGCTACGCGGTTGACACCGGCTTACGCTATACGCT